TCTTGGCGACAATCAAAGCCAACGACACAATCATTCTCCAAGACAAGTCTCTGCACACGAACTACCAGAAATGGACTGTCTCGTCGGCCCCTGTCGTGCAGGTTGACTACATCGAGATTCCCGTCACGCTCGTTACTTCGACGTACAGTTTCCCGAACAACCAGCCGATGCTGTTTGTCATCTCGGCTATCGGTGCCCAAGGCCCGCAAGGTGCACAGGGTGCTACTGGCCCGCAGGGAGCGCAGGGTGCTACTGGTTCGCAGGGTCCTCAGGGTGACATCGGCCCGCAGGGGGCGCAGGGACCTCAGGGTGCAACAGGTCCTCAGGGACCACAAGGAGATATCGGCCCTCAAGGTGCTACAGGTCCCCAAGGTTCGACTGGTGCTACTGGTGCCCAAGGCCCGCAGGGACCGCAAGGTTTCACCACTTTGTCTGCTGCTACCGATGTCGCTATCTCGTCCCCGTTGACGGGTCAGGCCCTTGTGTACAATCAAACCCTGAGCAAATGGGTGAACACGACAGCATCCACCGACCCGATGAACGACTCGAAGTTCACGGCGATTATCACGACAGATGTAGGAGCATGACATGGCTGTAGGCGACAGGACTGAGAAACGGCTTGTCGGGCCGGTTGCTTTGACGAACGCTAATGCTTCGGTTGGTTCGGCTGTGCCTTCGGCAAGGGTGTGGGTTATCAAGCAGTTCGCTATCTGCAACACGGATGGTTCGGACAGAGTGTTTTATTTGGCGGTGGGGTCGGCTGCGACGGCTGCGAACCGGATTTTTTCTGCGTTGCCGATTGCTGCGGGTGACACGATTATTTGGGATACGGCGTTGACGATGACGGCGACTGAGCAGTTGTTCGGGTATGCGGATACTGGGTCGGTTGTGACTGTGACTGCTGTGGGTTGGGAGAAGGAAGTCTAGTGGGGGTTTCTAACGGTATTGGCGGCACTATCGGGGCGTTGCCTCCTGGTGTTGTGATGCCGTATGCGGGTCCTTCTGCTCCTGCGAACTGGTTGTTGTGTGGCGGGCAGGCGGTGTCTCGCACGGATTATGGCTCGTTGTTTGCTGTTATTGGGACAACGTATGGTTCAGGCGATGGCTCGACCACGTTCAATGTTCCTGACCTTCGTGGTCGTGTTGTTGCTGGCGAAGACGATATGGGTGGGACTGCTGCCAACCGTTTGACTTCAGGTGGTTCCGGTATTACGGGGACAACATTGGGGGCTAGTGGTGGTGCCCAAACGCATACGCTGACCTCGGCAGAGATGCCAAGCCATACGCACGTTCAAGATTCGCACAACCACACCCAAAACGCCCATAGCCACGGACCAGGAAACGAAACAAGATTCGTCACTAACAGCGGGCAACTTATTGCCGGTTTGACTGCGGGGAACGCTCTGTACAGCCCATTTAATGCTTCCACATCAACAGCAAACGCAACAGCAACCAACATTGCTACTACCGCAACTAACCAAAACACGGGTGGCGGTGGGGCGCACAACAACGTGCAGCCGACGATGGTTATGAACTACATCATCAAAGCGAGCAACTACTGATGCCCATCTCTAACTATGTTCCGACCTCTGCGATTGCCCGTCCTGGGGTGTGTACCAGCACGACTCGTCCTGCCAGCCCGTATGAGGGGCAGGTTATTTATGAGACTGACACGGACAAGATTCTTGTTTGGCGTGGGGCTGCATGGAACCCGCCGTGGAACACAGCATGGGGGATTGTTGATACCACTTCGGGAGGGACAAGCGGAAAAGGTTACGCAGTAGCAACAGGTGGTGATGTAACTGTTACAACCAGTATCACGGATGTTTACTCGTTTACATTCAACGCAGTTGCAAATAGAGTTTATTCGTTTACATTTTCTGCGACCACAACCAAACTTACTGCAGATGGCTACATAGTTGCGTATATCCGTGATGGTTCAAATAATGTGTTAGGGCAATGGGTGTGGCACGTTTTGAATGGCAAATACTTTTTAAGTGCTGGAACGTGCTTGTATAAAGCCACCAGTACAGGTTCATTTACATTGAAACTTAGTGGTTTGGCAGAAAATAATACAGCAAGATTTTTTGCCAACTCTCCATATTCTTTGCAGGTCAAGTTGGAAGATGTAGGTCCGGCATGAGTATTTCGTCGTCTGCTACAGGGCTACGTCCAGGGGTTTGCACCTCGACCACCCGACCCACCAACCCGTACCTCGGACAGATTATCTACGAGACTGACACGGGTTATCTGCGGGTGTGGGACGGAGCCAACTGGGACTACTTCTCCCCGAAACAAGACACGATTCCTGGCGAATGGATTTCGTGGACCCCGACCGTATCGCAATCTTCAAACGTGACATTCACTACCGTGTATGCAAAGTACACCCGTTTTGGGAAAACGATTGTTGCCCAAGCGCATCTGTCAGTCACCGGAACAGGGTCAGCAGGCACCGGAATAACGGTATCGGCCCCAGTACAAATAGTTGTCGCTAACGGGCCTGTTTTGGGAAGCGGGTTTTTCTATGATGCTTCAGCCAACAACGTCTACAACCTGACGACACTTGCATCTACTACGTCTGTTTTTGCTTTTTACTCCGACCTAACTGGCGCTTCGTCGGTATTCGGGTCAACCCCGTCAATCGGCGCAGCAGCGAGTGACCAAATACGTTTCACCGCAATGTACGAAGCCGCATGATTTCTGTAGTCACCTGCACCCACAACACCCCGCCAGACGTACTCGCCCGCACCTGGGCCTCCCTCAAAAACCAAACCCACCAAGACTGGGAATGGGTCATCATCGACGACAGCCCAGGCTGGGAAACCCACCGCCAACTCTACGGATACTGCGCCGACGAACGATACCGAATCCGCATCTACCGGCCCCACACCCCCAGCAACGGCAACATCGGAGCCACCAAACACGATGCCTTCATGCTCGGCAGAGGCGAACTCCTAGCCGAACTAGACCACGACGACGAACTCACCCCCGACGCACTCACCACCATCCAACAATACGCCGACAAAGCCCCCTACTCAGGCTTCTTCTACTCCGACTGGTGCGAAATCCTCCCAGACGGACAATCAGGCCGCTACCCAGACGGCTGGGCCTTCGGATACGGCGACCACTACTGGGACGAAACCCACCACGTCTGGGCAATGAAAGCCCCCGAAATCAACCGCACCACCCTCTCCCACATCGTCTCAGCCCCCAACCATGTACGAGTCTGGCGCAGCGATGTCTACCACCGCCTCGGAGGACACAACCCAGACCTCCCCATAGCCGACGACTACGAACTCTGCGTACGCACAGCCCTCGCCACCCGCATGACCCACATCCCCAAAATGCTGTACAAGCAACACATCGGGAACCACACCGCCCAACGGCAACGCAACGGCCTGATACAACAGCTGGTGGAGGAAACCCACCGCAAGTTCGCTGACCAGTTGGACGACCGATACGGGGCCTGAACCGCATGGGCTATGATGTGCCTATGAAAAAAATGTCTGGCAAGAAGCACGAAATGATGGAAGGCCCCAAGGAGCGTATGAAGGAATACGGTTCCAGCAAGGCGGGCATGAAGAAGAAAGCAGCCAAGAAGATGGCTGCTAAAAAGAAGAAGTAATGCCCTCCAAGAAGCAGGCTGCTAAGAAGGTTTCGAAGGTGATGCGGGAGTTCAAGTCCGGCACGCTTCATTCCGGCAAGGGCGGGCCTGTTGTCAAGTCTAAGAAGCAGGCTGTTGCTATTGCTCTCAGTCAGGCCAGGAAGAAGAAGTAGATGTCTACTGTTGCCAATGTCATTAACCGTGTCCAACGCCAACTCCTGTCGGGGGTTGTGGAGGAACGGAACAAACTTTCTGCCCCTATGACAGCCACGGCTTTGACCTGTGTGCTGACTTACGACTTGGGTTCGGTGCGTTCCGGTTCGGTTATTGAGATTGGTTCGGAGCAGATGTATGTTTGGGAGGTGGTGGAGTCCACGAAAACTCTCACCGTCGAACGGGCGTTTAACGGTACGGTTGCTGCTGCCCACACCAACGGCACGGTCTGTATCGCCAACCCCCGTTTCCCCCGCTCACAAATCCTTGAATCAATTAACGACGAGCTGGCTGACCTTGCCTCCCCGATGAACGGCCTGTTCCAAGTGAAGATTCTTGACCTCCAATACAACGGGTCGAACCGCCAAATCAACTTGCCGACTATCGGCACAGTCATTGACATTGTTGAAGTGCGTTCAAGATACAAGTCTGACGACTACCAACAGGTACACAAAATCAAACTTTTGCGGGATATGCCGACAAAAGATTTCGGTTCCGGTCTAGCTCTACAAATCGACCAAGACGTACGCAACGGTGACCTGCGGGTGTCTTACAAGGCCCCGTTCACACGGGTCGCTACAGAGAATGACAGTTTGCAGTCTATTGCAGGGTTCCCTGAGTCGGCTGAAGACATCCTGATTATCGGGTCGCAGATTCGTCTCATCGCCCCCCGTGAGGTGAAGCGGAACTTTACCGAGTCGCAGGGCGACACCCGCCGTTCGGATGAGGTTCCTCCTGGCGCTGTTGGGAACAGCATCACGAACTTGTTGCGTTTGCGTCGTGACCGTATTACGGCTGAGGCTGCGAAACTTACCCGCCAGTACCCAACCTTTTTGCAAAGGGCGTAAATGCCAGTCGCAAACTTCACGCTCCCGTTCCTGAACACCCCTGCATATTTTACGGGTACGGGCACTACGTCCCTTGTGCCTTCGGTGTATCCGGTCGCTATCAACGGTCGGCCCTACATGGTGGACCAAAAGAGTGGCAGGTTCCAGCGGGGGTATGAGCAGCGTGTCCGTGATTCGCAGGACATTTCGACTGCTCCTGGCGAGGCGGCTATTAACCCTGGCGGGTTGTGGCGGCGTGGTCAGGATTCGTGGCATTTGGGTGCAGGGCAGGAGTATGCGGATATCGGTGGGTCTTTGGATTTCCGGTTCTACAAGTCGAAGGGTATTGACCCTTGGACTAAGGGGCAGGTAAGCCTGCTGAATACCACGAAGGTGTCTTTAGCGTCTTCTGCCACTTCGCAGCACATGGTTGTTCAAGATGGCCGTGTCTATGTTTCGTTGAACGGCGATGTGAAGTTCACCGCTGACCCGTATGCGTCTAGCCCGACATGGACAGACTGCACCGGAGAACCAGGCGGGACCTGTGCGGCTATGGCCACAGACGGTTACAAGATTTACCTAGCGTTCCCCAGCGATGGTGTCCGTCAGATTATCCCGAACACTTCTATCTCTGCCATCAGCACCACTAAGTATGTCAACTCATCAGATTCGTACTATATGTTGGGGTTCGCTAAACAGTTCATGTTCGGTTCGCATGACCATATTTTGAACACGATTTCTTCCGGTGGTTCAAAATCTGCCCATATCACCCCAGCCGATACAGAGTTCCGATGGGTTGGTGTAGCCACAGGGCAGAACGCTGCATATGCGGCAGGGTACTCAGGCAAAAAGTCTCTTATCTACAAGATTACGGTTGCCTCAAACGGTGCGTTGGACGCTGGCGTGGTCGCCCTCGAACTCCCAACAGGGGAAGTTGTTACAGCCATAAGCGGGTACCTCGGCTTTATTGTCTTAGGAACAGACAAAGGTGTCCGGTTCTGTTCAACAGATAGCAACTCGAACCTTGTTGCTGGCCAGTTGATTCCCACTAGCGGGCCGGTCAAAAAGTTCACCTCGACTGGACGTTTCACATATTTCACTTGGTCCAACTATGACGGTACTTCTAGTGGTCTTGGCCGCATGGACCTATCTGTGTTTACCGCCCCGAACACTCCGGCTTACGCCACCGATTTGATGTATACGTCATCAAACAATGATGTGTTGTCTGTTGTCACGTTTGACGACAAACATTGTTTTGCTATTTCTGGTGTGGGCATTGTGGCTGAAGACACATCCAGCCTTGTCGCCTCAGGCGAGGTGGAGTTGGGCACCTACCGTTGGGGTATCCCCGACCGCAAGTTCGTCGCCAAAGTCGATGTCCGGTCAGAGCCACTCAAAGGTTCCGTCACCGCCTACCTGTCAAACGACACCGAAGACTACGACAACCTTGGCGAATGGGACGACGAAGATGGCACAGAGTTCACCTACGCAGGGTCCGACAACAGGGCTATTGAGGCACGGTTCAAACTGGTGTTGGAACGCAGCGCCACCGTCACCGAAGGACCCGTTGTCACCCGTTGGATGGCCCGAGCCTACGCCGCCCCATTCCGGTCACAGGTTTTCGTTGTGCCTGTCTTACTCCACAACAAAATCAAGGTACGGAACAAGGACATCTATCTTGATGTGCAGGAAGAAACCGACCTGTTGGACGACCTGATTGCTAACCCTCGCATCATCGTGTTGCAGATTGGCGAGTCCCGCCATTCGGTGATTGTTGAGGATGTGGAGTGGACCCCTGTGGATTCCTATGGCAACGCCTGGGATTGGGAAGGAACCGCTACTGTTACTATGAGAAGCGTCGAAAACTAGGAGTAACCAATGGCTTTACCAGTTCGCAGAGGATACAAGGGTGCCCCAGTCAGCACCACTTTGTCGTCCAATATCTCCAACTCGGCAACTTCAGCAACCGTGGTATCTGTCACAGGTTGGCCGACCACCTTCCCATTCTTTGCTGTCTTAAGCCCTGGCACCTCGAAGGAAGAAAAGGTGTCCGTGACGGGCATCACTTCTACCACGCTCACGATTGAGCGAGCAAAAGATGACACCTCAGCCTCGGCTCATGACGCTGGCGCAACTATCTACCCTGTGTTCACCGCTGTTGAAGCGAACGAAGCGAACC